GTTTCGGACGGAGTTAACTACCCCGACGATCGTTGCGAACGATGCCGCAGCCGTGACGATCCCCAAGATGAGGGGAGCCCACGGCTCCAGCGCGTTTTTCACCGCAACGATCCAGTTAATGATGGCGGGGATTCTGTTCGCAATGCCGGACAGAACGTTCTCGAATTGCTCCCCGAAATTTTTAACCATAGTCCGCATATCGGGGAGGCCATTTTTCTCCAGCATTTCGTCGATTTTCATGATGATCTCGGCCACCCCGCGTGCCACCGCGATTCGCATGTTATCGAACACTGCGGACCAGCTTGTGCCCGCCTCCTTGGCAGCCCCGGCGATTTTAACCACCCCGCCGGTNCCNTNCATCATGGCATCGGTCACGGTGTCGATAAACTGCTCTGCGCTAATCTCACCTTTTGACAAGGCTTCCTGCACTTCAGCTGCGCTCATGCCAGTGGCCTGTGCATACATATCGACGGCAGGGATNCCGGCGTCAAACAGCCGGTTNAATTGGTCCATATGAACCTTACCGACCGTCAGCATTTTACCGATCGCATCAGTGACGTTTCGGAAGGTTTCGTTTGAACCGTCCCCATAGAAGGCAACCGCATCGCCCCAGGCTTCNACGTANTTCGTCGCCTTCTCGATCTCAACGCCGCGGGTCACAAAGTTCTGGGTGCTCTGGGCGGCCACGTCCAGGGAATACGACGTTCCCTTGACAACCTCTTTGATCCGCTCCAGNGCCTGACGTGCCTTTTCGCTGCTACCAGTGATAGTGGTCATGGTAGATTGAAAGCTCTCCATTGCGTCGATCCGTGCGAAGGCCGTTTTAATGGAGTCCCGGATCATGTCGAACACTTTCGCCCCAACGGCCACAAGGCCCAGGGCGGTGACGATTTCCTTAATCCCAAAAGCCCCCGCTCTTCCTGCGCCCTCTAGACCTCTCAGCCTTCGGTCGACGTTGGAGACTCCGCGAGCGACTTTCCCGTCGTCAAGCTCGACCTCAATGATTACTTTGCCGTCGGCCATCGTCCCACCACCTTTCCCGGCCTACCTCTTCTTATCGCTGGAGGTACTTCTTGGCCCGTTTCTCAAGCGCTTTATCAGCGCCCATCCGCTCGATCTCTTCACTGATTCCCAGAACCAACTGGGCGAAGTAGCGCGAGATAATCACGATCGACGGGGAGCGCTCATAAATCTTCTCGAACGCCCCCTCCCCCAGAAAGGTATCGAAGCCCTGGCGGAGTAGCTCCCGCACCTTTTCGACGTTCGTTTCGTCCTCTTCCGCTTCTTGAATCTTCTCCAATTCTTCTTTGAGCCGCAGGGACTCCTTGCGGAAGTTCAGTACCGCNTCATCGGTCACCTTGAAGGTGAATTTAAGCTCCCCGATCTCGATGGGGATTTCCGGCTTTTGCTCTTCGATGCGAATTGCCATTTGCTTTGCCTCCCTTTGCCCATGATTTCATCATCANGGCGAGTTCATCGAATTTCCGGTCGATCTCTTCGACCGTCTCGGCCCGGTCTAGGCTGAAAGCCCGTTTCAGCTCGATAATTTGCCGGCGCTCCTTCTGGTTATACTTAGTCGGCGGCGGAACCTCCATTGTCCGAATGGCCACCACGCGCTTGAACATGGACTCATCACTGAGACCGGCCAACAGCGCCTTAAATTTCTTCCAGTGGAGCCGCCCTTGCTGCTCGAATAGGTCGATGCCGTAGTCATACATAAAGGACGCATAAATGTACTCGGCATCCTTCTCCAAATCGTAAGGCGGTCTTTCGCTTCCCTGCTCGCCGCCCTCAATGATGAACCGGTCAAAGATGGTGTTGACAACCGACAGCTTCTCTTGTGGATTGAGGTCGGCCACGACCCGGTAATCTTCGGTGAACATGTGCAGCAGGATTTCCNGTTTCTCTGCATCAGTAAAATGCGGGTCTCTGAGTAGCTCAAAGGCCCGAAGAACCACATCAAAATAAAGACGGAGCCGGATTTCTCGTCCTTTATATTCGATAACATCTTCGCCAATTCTGTCGGTAAGCTTCATCGTCTGCCCTCCTCAAAAAGAGAAGGAAGGCGGCGGTTAGCCCTCCACTCCGCCGCCATCTGCCGGGGTATAGACCGGTTTGCCGTTGAAATGGATCGCGACAGTGATTTCACCCTTGGCGTTTGCCTCGCCGCTCGGACCGGATACCTCGGCAATGGTGCAGGGGCCCTCTAAAACTTCGCCGCTGGGCTGGGTCCATCGAAATTCCGTTTCGCGGTCAGTACCAATCGTCATCCTTCTAGAGAAAATCCAGTCTTGGGCCGGGTCACCATAATATCTGTGCCCGGTGAAAGTCAAGGTCAGTTGCGCTCCCATTACCGTAGTAGTTCCGAACCCTTCCCCATCCAGGTAATTGGTCTGGTCGATCTCTTCGTTGGTGGACGGCTCAAAGGAGTTGAACCCCTTGGCCAATCTTGCCCATTCCGGCGTGGCGCCGCCAGGATTAATGTTGATTTCAAACAGATGTTTGGATTGTACGAGCAATCCTTCATCAGCCATTTGCCCCAACCTCCTTTAATAGTTCCGCCTCGAATAAGGCGGTATAGATATGGAAGCCTTGCTCTGTGACTTCTACAAAATTCGGTGCGGTGTATAGCTCGCACCGCACCATGACGTATCCATCGCCACTAATGTCGGCGTCGATGGCGTCTAGCAGATCGGCGATTTCCTCCAGGGTATAGTAGGCGACTTGCGGGTCGGTATGCTGCGCTAATACTTGAAAAGAGAAGGGCCTGAGACGCCCCCCATTCAGGTATCCGCTCGGCAATGATCCCGGCGTTGGTCGGATGGCGATACTGTTCCCGGTGCCGAGCATCCCTACCCGGATCGGCGAATACAAGGTCATGGAGGACTCGATGTGGTCGACNAGCTTATCGAGGAAATTCATTTCAACCGCCCCCGTACCGCCCGGCGCGCCGCTTCTTCCCAATCGCGCTTATGCCTTGACTTGGCCCGCTCGAACCATAACCCGCCAGCGTTCGGGTTTTTGTCTTTCGAGAANTTATACTGCGGATTGTAGTAGAGGCGGCGCGCATATGGAGTGTCCCAAACCAGGCGGCCCCGCCCGATCTGAGACGAGCGCAGACTTGAGTTGATCAGGTTTCCGGTATCCATAGGCGCGTAGCGGTTCGAGTCCTTCAAGACCTGGGAGTCTACTATCTCTTGCGCGTGATCGACTGCTTTTAAGACTTTCGGTTTGATTCGGCCGGTCTCCACTTTCACTCGAATGCTCATACCAGCACCACCTCATAGTGGTGGAGCCCGAAGGCGTATAGCGCCTTGACCTGGTGGACTTCATATTCCCGGCCCCGGAAGGTGATTTTCGACTTCTCCTTCGGCTCAATGAATGGGCTGGAGTGGACCCGGTCGATGAAAAGAACCGTTTCGGACGGCATCGACTCCTTTGTGGCATCCCGGCGCAAATCGGAGGCGGGTTCCACCCGAACAAATCGGAGGGTGACGGGATCGGCGAACCGATCACCCCAGCGGTCATCTTGGATGTACTCCCGGTACTCCACCTCATGGATGAGCAGGTTCTTAGGAATCGGCTTAACCGCCATAAACCCGCACCCCCTGGTAAAGCANCCCGGTTGGCTCCAGATAGGCCAGCACGGCTGGAGCCAACCGATGTTCCTGCTTTCCGGCGGGGATCTGCTGGCCCATTCGGCCTGTCTGGTACTCGAAGGAGCCGATGGCTACTTGGTTGAAGTTCCCATCGTTGCCGTCCACTCCCTCTGGCCCGCCATTGAGGGCGTAAAATTCGACCTGCGCGGCGGTTGCCTTTTTGACCAGCTCCTGAATGCGGGGATGCAACGCCGCCAGGTCGGCGATCTTGTACCCCGTTACCTGGTCGATTAAGTCGCTGGCGCGCTCGGCATACCGCTCGAAGTCCTCCCCGACATCTACCCCTTTATAGACGTTGTTGTAGTATTCGGCGTCGATGTANGCCAAGATCACTCACCGCCTTGNGNNGGCCAGGGAATGACGCGGGTCGTNCCATCGGTCAGATGGAAGGTNATATTTTCACCATCGGATGTAATNTCCTCGATCCCGACGCCNGCAGGCCCTTGCGGGCCTTGCGGGCCTTCAGGCCCTTGCGGCCCCTGAGGTCCGCGCAGGTTCCCGATCTGGTTCCAGGTGCCGTTTTGGTTCAGNTAAAAATCGCCGTTGGAGGTGTTNAGNTANACATCCCCCGGCNCTCCGAGGGAAGCATCCGGCGCCCCNGNNCCGAAGTGGAACCGCATACCGCCTCCACCTCCTCCGCCNNCGTTTTGCAGGAGGTCGACCAGGTTATAAANCTGGCCGTCNTCCCCGATGATCCGACCGCTCCGGGCCGGATAGCGGTCGATGTCATAGGCCATGAATTTCACCCCCTAAAAGGGAAGCGGCTTCACTTGCTGGAAGCCGCCTTTTTCTTTTTCTTCTCGGCGGGCTTCATTTCTTCGAAACCTCGCATCAAAAGTTCCCGCTCCTTGGCAGGGCTGTCGGCTCGCAGGATGACGTTGCCTTTTTTGAATTTTTTCATCTGTCACTCCTCCTGTGATTCATCCAGCCGATCGGAATAAAACTTATAGTTCCGAACCATGCGAACAACATCGCCCTCTTGGGCCGCGTCGAGAACATATCCGACAGAATGGAGATACTTTCCGCGGCTACCGATGAGCCGACCTGTTGAGTCAACGTAGACATTCTGTCCCGGTTTTAGCGTCTCGGCCGCTTCCACCAACCAAATCGGGTCGTTCTTAATCGTCACCGTGACTTCCTCACCATCTTTCAATTCGCGAGTGGAAACGAAATCTACAGGGTAGCCGTCTTTAGAAGGAAGGCCGATTCTCAAGGTCTCTCCGTCTTCACTGTAATACAGCCAAAGCAAGCGGTGAGCAGGAATATCCCCGCTCACCACTGCCTTAACTTGTGCAGTGCTAACTTGCGCGTTCATTATCCCTCCACTCCCGAATCAGCTTTCGCGGAGAGAACCACACCGTCGGCCTTCCCTTTCATCACGAACAGGGCATGGTACATGCGGTTTTGGTACAGGTACCCGTCGCCTTGGGTGGGCTCACCAGGCGCGAACATGTAGATCGAGTTAATTTTCGTCACGGCCAC